ATTCTATGGCCGATCAAACTAATAAAGATATTTTTAATCATATCGGTGATGTAGAATTAGATGATTATATAGGTAACCCGGAAGATGAATTTATATCCACATATCCAAATTTAGAACATTTTTCTAAAGAATATTGGAAAAAATATACAAACCGAAATGATATAAATGCATACATAAGAATATTTAGTCAATTCGATTTTGCATTATTCAGTCAGATAAAACAATTACTTCCGGAACGCGTTGATGAAGCAATGGGATTATTAGTAGAGCCAAACGCGTTAGAGAGAACTAAAATACATATCACCAAACGTCCGGTGGTTACAAATCCGCAATATTCTGTGACTATTACCGAGCATGTACCTTCCGGTAGCGGGCATATATTACCATTATCGGCTAGTATTGCAGTCGTTGAAAATTTAATAACAATGGAATCAATATATCATACAGGTTCGAACTCATACTCAGATGTTGGTAATCATTTTGGAAATATTCAAATATTAGCGACTGGGAGTTATACGGGGTCTGTAAATGAAGGTTTTGTAATGACTGCTCGATCTAGTAGTATATACAATCGAGATATATTTTATTATAGTAGTTCAATGAGCCAATCATTAGGATTATATTATAGTAGATCATTATCTGTTGCTTCATATAGAGATGATCTGAACACTACCACGGATAATTTATGGTTTAATGGGTGTAAATTATCTGGTCCGGGAGTTAATATAAATTCTAATATCACTGCAATAGATAACAAACCAGTCGTGGAAGTTTTTGCTGTTAATCCAAATCAATTAATTTATAGTGAACAGCCGGCGCCTGATGAACAAGGCCCGTTACAAGTCCGGTAAATTTATCGCTAAGCATATTTATTAAAAAGTAGGATAAGATATGGGATATTTAAATAATAGTTCAATTACAGTCGATGCAATTCTCACAAAAAAAGGTAGAGAATTGTTAGCACGTGGCCGGGATGAATTTAAAATAACGCAGTTTGCATTAGCAGATGATGAAATTGATTATGATTTGTATAATACAGAGCATCCATTAGGTACTGCATTTTACGGTGCGGCTATAGAAAATATGCCAATCGTCGAAGCTATACCTGATGAAACACAAATTATGAAATATAAATTAGTAACGTTGCCAAAAGGTACAGCGCGCATTCCAGTAGTTGCTGTAGCACAATCATCTATAACATTGCAAGCCAACCAAACTACAATTATACGTCCTGATACAGTTAATTTTTCTGGTGGTAATAGACAATTTGGATATACGGCAATTTTATCAGATTCTGATATTGCTGAAATTAGAGTGACTCAACAAGTAGGCATGGCCGGCGCTGTTGCATCTGTTCCGCAATTTATAGGAGATTCGGAGGCAGCTCAGAGTATTACCGTATCGGGTATGGAATTTGAACTTATAGCTAAAGAACAATATAATTCAGATAAAACTGCAACTGTTCTTATTATTGGAAATGAAACCGGCGGCCGAAAAACAATTACATTAACGGTTAAAAAGGTCGAGGTTGCAACTACTACTGGTGGTGGTACGACGCAAGCATATTAATAAAGGATAATAAAAAAATGGCAACATACAATAGAAATGTGAACCGACAAGCAAATAGAGCCGTGCCAGCAAGATCAGCCGCACCTCAAGGACAAATGTCTAGAATATCAGTTGATCAACAAGCACGTCAGTTAGCTGATGAAATTATTGCAGAACGTGACCTTCAACGGATGTCAGCTAGGAATGGTAGAATATTTTCTCAATTCGATGTCGTGGATGATGTATTGTCAAATAATATTGAAACTGTAACGCGTGGTTTATTCGCCGGGAATACCGGTAGTTTGACGTCGATGTTTTCATCTTCGAACTTAACAGCGACGCAGAGAACATATTATGAAGAAATTTATAGTACAGGAGATCCAGGAAATACAACTGCTGCAAACGTTGAGTTATCGTTAGCATATGGACATCATGGCGGGTCTGGTTCTAAAGATTTGACAGGTAATTTAAATAATGATACGCCATCTCGTGCAATATATAAACAATATGCTCAAATATTATTAGAACCTAATGATAAAAAGTTTACATTTAATACATCAGATTCTGATTCAATATATGTATTGAATTTTAATCGTGCACGTGTACGTGAAAAACTTGACCCCGGCAATTTTGAATTATCATTAGCTATGTTATCAGCATCTATCGGTAACACTGGTTTATTAGCAGATAATAACTCATCTCATACTGGTTCACATGTTAAAGTATCCGGCACCGGTGCAATGATACAAGTTATCGATGATTCGTCTACATCGCCAGCATCAGTTGGTGAATCAGGACAAGTATATAATTTGGTATCAGGTTCAATTGATGGTAGCACTACTTCAATAAAATCTCCTACTGTACATTACGGTTTATTATATCCTCAATACGGAATCGCGGTATTAAATGCAGAACAATTAGATAAAACATTTGCTAATGGCGGCGTAAATTTTGGAAGCGTTACTGGGTCGGCTGTTCAAGGACGTAATGCATTAAAATTATTTACTTCATTAAATTCATCAAATGCACTTACTCCGGCATCAATAAATGGTGGTATACAAGCACGTTCATCAGAACAAGTAAAATCTACATATTATTTTGTAAGAGTTAAAAATGCAGAATATAATTATTCAAATAACCCGTCATTTACAACAGGTTCATTAGGACAATTATCATTTAATTCATTTGTAAGTGATCCGCAAATTTATATTACATCAATTGGATTATATAACGACCGACGAGAATTATTGGCAGTTGCAAAATTAAGCCAACCATTATTAAAGAATTTTACCCGTGAAGCTTTAATTAAAGTAAAATTAGATTTTTAATAAAAATAAATAACATGATATGCCAATTATACCAACAGTTTTTCGACCAATACGATCAAGTGATGTACATCAACGCACATTTAAATCGTATAAAAATTATCATGTAACTAGTACCGGGTTTGCAACCTCATCGGGGTATGTACACCATCAAGGTATATATAAAGCACCTCGAATTCATGTAGGAGATTTGTCTTACAATTATCCTACAAATTCCTTAGATAAAACAAATAAACATGTTATATGGCATAGTTTAAATCATCGTTATTATGGATATCCATATGATCCAGCAAAATCTACAGAATTAACTAACGCATCTATCACATCAAAAAATTTATATCAATCTGCCTCAGCGTTAATTGCTCCATATTTTCGAGTAGGTGAGAAAATAAAACCAGGGTCTGTTATTGGAACATTTACTCATGGATTAGATTCATATACATTACAAGATGATAATAATGGCAATTTGCGAGACAATGCAATATTAACTTCAAGTTTTGCTTCATCGAGTCGTAATATATTTTATATGTCATTTAATAAAGAATTTGAAAATAATAGTCCTATTGAATCTCAATATGCAACTCGTAATTTTTCAATTGATAATGGTGTACAAATGACTGGTAATAAATCATCAATATATAGTGGTCATAGTTTTGTAGGTGGAAATGATTTAATTGGTGGAGCAAGTATTCGTATTCCACATGAATCAAAATTTAATCGATTTAATCATCCGGATGATTGGACAATATCATTTTGGCATAATAATTCATTTGCTGGTTTAAATCATCCTATAATAACAAAAGCTGGAATTCGTAAAGAAACGTATTTTGATTCAATTAATAATATGACCAGGACACGTGATAATGTTAGATCAATGCCAAATATAACTAGTTCATATGATAAAATACGTAGCCCGTTTATAATTGGAGTTAATGGCGAAGGTATTGCTGCAACATCTGCATCATGGAACTTTCAATCATCAAACGGGAGTAGTGCATTACATATTTCATCATCCGCGGCAGATTCAGTTACAGATACTAACTGGTCACATGTTTGTATACGACATTCAGCATCTTTATGTCAGATATTTGTTAATGGTAATACATCTGGTACTTCTGGTTCATTACCTGCAGGAATAACAGCAAATAATGATGATGTAATAATTGGATCGTTTATATCAGGTAGTCAAAACTTACCAAATACATTAAATCATATTGCTGAAATTCGTATGTATGATTATGCTGTATCAACTACTGAAATTTCTTCATTAGCAAACCGACATTATATATCCGGATCATTATTTCAAACAAATATAGCAGGTAATGTATTTTACCGGAATGGTGAAATGGTAATATCATCTCCGATGGTAAAATATAATACTGGTTCCGGAGCTTTTAGTAATATATTTGATGTATCATATAAAGGTACTCATACAATATATGAAAATGAAGTCTTGGTACGTGTTCCAAGTGATCAATTCAATGTCTCGATGAATCCAAGTGCAACTTATACGCCGGCTACGAATAAATTATTATCTCAAGCAGAACAATCGAATGCATTACCAGGAGTATTACGTAAATCAATGTTTGTTTCGGGTACTGCCACACCATATATTACTACAATAGGATTATATAATGATGCCGCTCAATTAGTTGCAGTATCAAAAACAGCTCAGCCGATACAAAAGCGTAGTGATGTTGACATGAATTTTATTATTCGTTGGGATATTTAGATATTTATATAAAATAGGAATAAGTTATGACATGGAAACGTAAATCTAAGATACGTGCGAATGCAATTAAACATGGTTATAGAAGTGGATTTGAACATAAAGTATCAGACCAATTAACAGAAGCTAAAATTAAATATGGATATGAGGATACAGTCATTAACTATATTAAGCCAGAAACTCAACATAAATATACAATTGATTTTACTTTACCAAATGGCGTCTTAGTCGAAACAAAAGGTAGATGGGTTCTAGAAGACCGCAAAAAGCATTTACTAATTAAAAAACAACATCCGGAATTAGATATTCGAATTGTATTTCAGTCAGCTCGTACAAAAATACGTAAAGGTTCTAAAACTACATACGGAGATTTTTGTGATAAACATGGAATCCCATGGTCCGAAAAAAATATACCAGAAAGTTGGTTAAAAACTTGACCTTACGACTTATTTTTACTATATTCAATATATTAATAAATTTTTATGAAAGTTTATCTTGATTAAAACGTTGTTATTGTAAATAATAATGCTAATACCTAATATTAAATATTAATGAGTAAATTTGCTGTTACTACACTATTGGAGTCCGTACTCGGTAAAGGTAAAATCAATTCGAATGATAATATTGCATATCATTGCCCTTTCTGTCATACTACTAAGAAAAAATTAGAAGTTAATATAATATCACAGCATTGGCATTGCTGGGTATGTAATGCCGCGGGTCGCAAATTGGTAATATTATTCCGTAAGTTAAATATCCAGAGAGAAAAAATATCTAGATTAATTCAATTACTTGACGATGTTGAATATCGCCCGAAACGAACTACTACCGATACACCAGTTATACAATTACCCGAGGAATTCATACCGTTATGGAAGATTAATACAAAAGCACCGGAATATCGCAATGCTATACATTATTTAAAGAATAGGAATATTACTATATATGATATACTTAAGTATAGAATAGGTTACTGTACAAGTGGATTATATAATGGTAAAATAATTATTCCAAGTTATGATGCAAATGGTAGTTTAAATTATTTTGTAGGCCGAGCATATTATGATACTGATTATAAACATAAAAATCCAAATACATCAAAAGATATTATAGGATTTGAATTGCATATAAATTGGAAAATGCCTATTATATTAGTAGAAGGCGCATTTGACGCAATTGCAATTAAACGTAACGCGATTCCATTATTTGGTAAAACAATATCAAATACTTTGAAAATGCGTATTATAGAAAGAGGTGTGCAAGAAATATATATTTGTTTAGATATGGATGCTCGTAAACAAGCATTAGAAACGGCGGATTATTTTATGGCAAATGGATTAGATGTATATTTTGTAGATCTACCTAACTCAGATCCTAGCGAATTAGGCTTTAAACAAATTAAATATGAAATTGACCATACTAATATGTTAACTCAAGAAAAATTAATGGAACAGAAGATATTATGCGCAATATAGATATTGGAATAGAAAAAATTGATAAGATTTATCATATCGCAGATGTACATGTAAGAAATGTTAAACGTCATAAAGAATATGAATTAGTATTTAAACGGCTATATTCATATATTAAAAAAACAAAAACACCGAATTCATTGATATATGTAGCCGGTGATATTGTACATGCTAAAACTGATATGTCACCGGAATTAATACATGTAGTATCAAATTTCTTTAAAAGATTATCAGATATTGCACCTACAATTGTTATTACAGGAAACCATGACTGTAACCTAAATAATAGTTATCGGCTCGATGCCTTATCTCCTATCATTAAAGCCTTGAATCATCAAAACTTACACTATCTTAAAGACAACGATGTATATAGTATGGCCGGCGTACACTTTAACGTAATGTCCGTATTTGATAAGCCAGCAGATTATATAAAAGCTGATTCATTTGAAGGAGATTATAAGATTGCATTACATCATGGCTCTGTACATAATGCATCCACAGATACTGGGTTTACGTTAAGTAATACACATGTAACGACGGAAATGTTTAAAGGACATGATTTAGTTTTATTAGGCGATATCCATAAACCGCAATTTCTAGACGATGATAAGACAATCGCATACGCCGGCTCATTAATTCAACAAAATCATGGCGAAGCTTTAGGCCATGGAATTATGGTATGGGATTTAGAATCAAAAAATTGTGAATTCGTAGAAATTGTAAATGATTATGGGTATTATACTTTTCATGTTGATAATGGTAAAATAACAAATCATAATGATAAAGTTCCATTACGACCTAGATTACGATTAAAGGTAAAAGATACAGATTCTGCTACATTAAAACGTATTATTGCAAAGATTAGATCTCAATATAAAGTACAAGATATTGCATTACAAAAAGTAAATGCATTAAATACTACCGATTCGAAAAAGAAAATTAATTTTGGTAATATTCGAGATGTTGAATGGCAGAATAAAGTGATAACAGATTATTTATCAGATGAATATGCATTAGATGATACTTTATTAGATACTATTAGATACATAAATAGACAAGTCCATTCTAAATTACCGACTAGTACATTGACTAGAAATATAACATGGACGCCAAAGAAATTTAAATTTTCAAACATGTTTAGTTATGGTGAAAATAATGAAATTGACTTTTCAAACATGGATGGCACGTATGGATTATTTGCACCGAATGCTGCAGGCAAATCAACTTTATTAGATGCAATGGCATTTTGTTGCTTCGATAAATGTAGTAGAACTAAAAAAGCGGTGCATGTACTTAATAATAAAAAATCTAGATTTGAATGTTTATTCGAATTTGAATTAGGCAAGTATACATATTATATAGAACGTAAAGCTAAGAGGCAGAGTAATGGACATGTTAAGTTGAACGTTAATTTCTGGCGTATAGATGCAAAAGGTAATGAAGAAAACTTAAACGGAGACCAAAGAGATTCGACTAATAAAAGTATAAGACAATATTTAGGATCATATGAAGATTTTGTATTAACTGCTTTATCTTTACAAAATAACAACACCGGATTTATTGATAAAACACAACGAGAACGTAAAGATTTATTATCACAATTTCTAGATATTGATATATTTGAACAACAATATTTAATTGGACATGAAGATATACGAGAAACAGCTGCTTTAATTCGCGAATATAAACGAAAAGACTTTTCATCTGATCTATCATTTGCAATCGATACAATTGTTCAATATACAGGTTCATATGAACAAATGAAATTAGATAAATCTGAACATGAAGAGATGAAGACAAATTTAAATGATATCATTTTTGTCATGACAAAAGAATTAAAGAAAGTTGATATCATACTAGATCCAAAAGTTATTATATCTAAAATTGAACAAGCAGATCAGCAATTACAAAATCATATACAAAAAAGAGATCAACATGCTGGTATGATATTATCAAAAAAAGATTTAATAAAAAATACTCAACTAAAAATAGATTCTATCGATCAAAATAAATTATATTCTCAAATAGATGCTGTTAAAAAATACCAATCGGATGTTGTTAAATTAAACAATGATTTAAAATTTAAACAACTTAAAATTCAACATGCTCAAAAAATGGTATCTAAATTAGATAAACATGAATGGGACTCGGAATGTAAATTTTGTATGGCCAATCCATGGTTACATGAAACTAAACAAGTTGCAGATCTATTACCTAAATTAATCGATGAAGAACAACAAATATTATTTGACGTCAATGATATTGGAAATAAAATAGCAGATTTGTTAGAAGAACAACCACGACAAAAAATAGATGCTTTAAATACATTTTTATCAGACGTAAATAAATGGAATCATGTATT